CCGGAGATCGACGTCGTGGCGTCCAGCGTCTCGACACACAGCCGCAGCAAAGCGACCAGCAGAGAGCCGAACTCACTCCACGTCAGACCGTCACGGGCGACGACTTTAGCGGTGGTCAGGAACGCACTCACCTTGTGCTCGATGTCGAGGAAGGGGTGTGCGGCAGCTAGCGGTGCGTCAGTGACCATGCCGCCAGACTAGGGCGGCTTGGCGGCTTTCTAGACCGGCTCTGCCGACTCGCACTCTGCGAGGCAGGCGGCGTATCCAGCCAGGTCAATCGGCCCGTCTGCCGTCTTATTTGGACCGAGAAAACGAGCCACCTTGTCGAACGTCATGAAGATCGCCCAATCGCTTTCGGTCAGCGGTCGCTTCAGCACGTCCGCAAATGCGGCGTTGATCATGCCGATAGTCCGCTTGAAGTGATGCCGTGGCCCGCCGTACTTCGGGCGACGATCACGAATCACGGCGAGTGCTTCCAGCAGCAGCCGCTCGGCTGGCGTGCTCGCCGTCGGCTCCTCACGCAGCCCGTCAGCCGGTGAAGCCAAGATCGAATCACCCGTCCACCGGATGTCGTCCGTCAAGGCTTCCATTTCCTTCTGCCCTTGGAGAATCCAATCCGCCGGAATCTGCTCCTCTCGCTCGGCGGCGTACTTCTCAGCGCTCTCCCTGGTCATCTCCTGCCACCGCCCTGGCGCTTCCTCGACGATAGCTGTGGCAGAGTGGCACTTGCCGCCGTCGCAGCATCCGCCGGCCAGGCGGGTCTCAACCGCTGCCCGCAGCGCGGCGTTGGACGATTCGAGATCTGTAAGAAATTCGTGCATCTTTTTCCTTTCAATTAGCAATCTTGCGACGTCGGCAGCCAGAGCACCTGCTGTGCCCGTCCACTGCCCTTGATAGCGATACGCTCGCTGGCGTGCCTCGGCGATATACTCGTCCGTCAATTCGTATTGCATGCGTCAAGCCCTCTGCGTCCGCAGGTCACGGTCGCAGTAGATCGGCATGGCTTTCGTCACCTCGTGGCGTCCGTGGTCAATGACGATGCACGCCTGGCACGGTGGCTCATACGCTGCCTTGATCCTTGTGGCATATGCCGAGTGCCCGATGACGCTTCCGTTGGCGACGTAGCGACCCGCCCGCAACCACTGGAACTGGTGCCAGTGCCCGAAGCACGTCAGGTCCGCTCGCTTCACGGCGTCCCACGCCGCAATAGCTTTGTTGGTTGGGATCGTGATGCCGCCGATGCCGCCGCCGTACTTGATGGCGTGGCCGTGATGAAAGCGGATCAGGAACCCGTCAAGATCGAGATAGTTCAGATACCCGGTGCCGACTTGCCAGCGGACGTTTTTCCGGCTCTCTGCCGCAGCCATCGTCAGGTAAAGATTCTGCTCGAACGAGTGCTCTAGCTCAGTGCCGATGCGTAGCTTCTCGGTGCTTCGCCCGTGGTTGCCGCTGTTGGTTGCGACGATCACTTCGCGGGCGTTCTCTGACACGGCGTCAAGAAAGCCACGCAGCCGGGCACCAATCCATCGGGTAGCCGTGAGCGGTGCCAACTGTGCAAGCTCTGCTGTGTCGTCGTGGATATGCCCAGAGATGAGGTCGCCGCCGAGCCAGACAACAACACGGTCGATCTTTGCCAGGCGTCGCTCGTGCTCAAGCAGCACGGCGAAGCGTTCCATCAGTTCGCTCATTCGCTGGTCGCACACGTCCAGGCTGTAGTCGTTCAGCCCGTTGACCGTGTCAGGGTCGACACGCTCTTCGGCGTGGATGTCCGAGAGCAGCACGACCATCGTGGCGTCATGCTTCTTGCGTACCGTTTTTGGTACATCCTTCCGCCGCACAGGCTCGATGCCAGTGAGACCGGCGATTGTGTCGGCTCTCGCACGCTCGGCGTCGATGGCTTGCAGAGCCGCCTTGTAGCGTCCCTTGGCGTCAGCCAGTTCGCTACGCAGGCGTGCAATCTCGGCGTCGGTTGCAAGCCGTGACGCCGCTGCAACATCCTCTGCGATCCTGTCCGCTATTTTCTTCGCAGCCATTCAGATAGCTCCTTCTCTGAGACAATGTGCCACCCGCTTGCAGCCGCTTCTTCTCTCAGTGCGCGTGCGACGGACGCCGATGATGCGGAGCCATAGCCGCCCGCCTGGAACCGCCTGCGGATCTCAAGCACGCCGTCCCGGTCGTCATCGCTCAGGCGATCCATCCACGTCGCCGGCTTGGCTGGCTTCACTCTCTCAGCTACGGCGTCGGCTAGTGCGACGCTTCGGCTTTTCGTCTTCACGCGGCGGCTCCTTCTTCTCAAGGTGTATCCACCCGTCATCGTCAGGGATGCCGCCGCCGACGTGCTCCTCGTCGTCGTCGTCGAGGTCAGGCGGCAAGATCACCGCCTCAGTCTTCGGCTTGGCTCGCTGGCGTCCCATGCCACCTAGCGTGGCAGGCGTGTCAAGCGGATGGAGCCTTGCCCCACTTGCCCGCCGGGCATTCTTGGTCGGCCCAACTCAGCTTTGAGACGTACCCAGCCGCCCTAGACACAGGGCATCCGCACAGGTTGCAGGCGTTGTCTCGCAGGTGCTCGCACGTCAGGCAGATGTCATGCCGGCGGATGATCTCCTCGTCGCTCGCCATGGGCATCCCGGCGGCGACGTGCGAGACGGCGGCAGAGGCGAAGTTGCGAACCTTTTCGAGGAACGAGGGAGCGTCGGTGCGGGTGAGGTCTGGGGCGGGCTGCGGTTCGTAGCCGGGCTTCGGCGTGCGTGGATAAAACTCGCTCTCCACGTCGATCGTCCACTCGTCGCCGTCCTGCGATACGACGCACGGCAGCACCTCGTCGAGCGTGTAGCCACGCTCTTGGCAACGGGCCTCAAGGTTGGAGCGATGCGTGGTGATCATGGGAGTGGGTTGCACTCTAAACAGGTGTAATTTCCTATCCCGGTTACGCTATTAGAGGTGCATCCAGAGTCGCAGTTTTGCAAAGGATTATTGCTCGGCCTCGCCGCAACCCATGTGCCGCCTAGCGCGTCGCACTGTGATTTTGTTTTGCCGCCTTCGCCGGATTGCGTGAACCCAAAAAAACAACACCGTCCTAGCTCTAAGCTTGTCCCGGCATTAGCGCACTCGCATGGATTATCGCTGCACGTCGTCCCCACCCCCTTGAATACGGTCACAGAGGCCGGCGGCGTGTCGCTCGGCTGGCAGGGGTACGGAGTACCGGGCGAGTTCGCGTCCGCCGCGCACCCTTTGCAAGGCCGCCACACACCGCCTCTTGCGGCACACTCCGCCTCTGTTCCTCCCCGGCACGCTGGGCCAGTGATGCCAAACACCGTCACTATGTCTGGGCCGCAACACGAGTTGGTCGCACACTTGCACTGGCACTGCGGCTTGACCGTGCACGTCGTGCCTTCGCAGCACGCGCCTTCCTTGCAGGCTTGCAGGCAGTCGGCTTCGGTGGCGTAGGACGTTCTGCCTGTGGTCGTGACGCCGCTTGGGAGGTTGGTGGATTGGTAGCAGGGCATGATTCTAACTCAGCGTGATGACTACAGACACATTCTGCTGCCCAGTGCGGGATACAACGCTAGTAATCGCTGAGCCGTACTTTTCGTCAGAGCCACGCCTAGCAGCCAGCATTCCGTATGAGTTAGCCGAACTGCCGAACTGTGCTAGTTGCTGGTCAACGAGGCTCTTGTTTGCTTCCCACACTCGCGAGTAGGACAAAGACTGCGGAAATTCAGTACACAGCGGCCACGAATGAAACTCATACAGCCCATAGCCGACAGTGTACGAACCAGGACCGCTGCACGTTAGCTCTTGCAGCGAACGAAACTCGGTTTCTGAATAGAAATACATAACAGGAAAAGGGAGCGTAACCATCGCATCCGGGTAAATGCTTGAGTTCGCATTCAAGGTCACAGAAAGCGTCTGCGTCCCGCAGCCTGCCGGAAATCCGGAATATGTAGTTTCCCAGCGAGACATTGCTGGGCTTTGAGTAGATGCAACCCTTGTGAGTTGGCGAGTGCCAGAGAAGAGCGAACCAAGAAAGCCCGCCGATGATTTGTACGGTGAGTTTGCAGTGACTAAGTTGTCCCGCATGTTGTATTTGGCGAAGTAGTCTTCGGCAGTGATGCTGACAGACACGGACGACACGTCCAGCGGAACGCACGAAAGGCTTGCGCAGCAATACCACCCGTCACCGCAGCACCCGCAGTTCTCTGCGATCTTGCCGTCCTTGACGATCAGCGCGTTGTTTTTCGTGGCGAGTGGCATTAGGTGCAGGCCGTGGTGGAGATCGTCGTATCGCTCGGCTTCGGAACCTTCTTGCCGATCACGTAGACCGTTTCCTTGGTGATTTTGATACCACCCGATTCAAGCGTCACGCCTGTTACCACATCGAGTTCCGTGGTAGCCGTGGTTCCAAGTCGCACGAGCGCCCACTTGCCTGTGCCTGTGCCGCTCTCCTTCCAGAGAATCAGCCCCTCGCCCTTTACGCCGGTCTTCAGTTCTGACGTAGACGCCTTACACGCAACGAACTTGTCGTCGGCTTTGTCCACCTCGACCTTGCACTGCACCACGCCACCCACAGCCACTCGCCCGATCTTGCCACTCTCAATCGGCTCGACGGCCACGCACCAGGCAGTCGTGGACGCAGACGGCGTGCCGCCCTGCAAGACGGGCATTTCCTCAAACGACGCCGTAGCACCGCCTGACGACGACGTTGGCGTGATCTCCATGCCAGTGATTGCCAGCACGCCCCAGCGGGCGACGGTGATTGACGGCTTGCAATAGACCCACGTGTACGGCTTCAGCACCGGCGAGCCGGGGACGCCTTCCGTGCCGGGATTGGCACCGAGCACCAGGTCGGCGGCGTCTTGCGCCCGATTCCACGCACGGGCACTGATCGCACCGCGCAGCGGCTGGCCCGGCTCTAGGCGTCCGTCTGGGCGGGCCATTACGTCGTCCCTATGCCGAGAGCGGAGAAGTCCGAGTCCTTGTAGACCTTTGACACGTAGACCGCTTTGGGCTGCTTCAGAAGCGTCCCGCTAGACACGGCATCTTCGTAGCGAACCCACAGGTATTCATGACCTTTCTTCTCGATGCCCGTGATGCTGCCGATTGTCTGTCCCGTGACGTTCTTTGACGCCACGAACCGAAACGAGAGCGACCACGGCCCACGCCCCTTCTGATCGTCCCATTCTTGCGACCCAGAGCAGCCAACAAACAAAACCTCTCCAGCCTCGAACCCACGAAAGGCTGCGTTGTTCGTCGTTCCGGTGATTCCAGACACGCCACGAATCCACGCACTCGTCACGTACGCATTGGGAACGTCGTAGCTTTCCTGCCACTGCAACTGCGGCACGACGATGTCCACGCCGTTGACGCCGTTGGAATCAACGCCAATCGCGCCGCTCATGTTGGTAGCAGACGACGGAAACCGCTTTTCAAAATCGAGAGTGCCGCCAGAACCTACGGAACACGCCTGCGTGATGTGCTGCGTGCCGCCCGTCGTATCGAATGACCGAGCACGCTTCAGCGGCTCCGTGCCATCCTCGGCGCCGCCTTTCTCATAGCTGATCGTGACCTGCCACGCCTTGTCCCCGAGGTAGCTGACGCCGTACTGCTCTGCGGTTAGCTGCATGCCCGGCACGCCTGGATACTGCCAGTACGCACCGTTCGCCGTGATCTCTGCGTTGATCTCGGCGTGCAGCACCGTGTCGTCGTCGGTGCCGAACACCTTGTACGACTTCGTGTACGACGAGGTCGCCTTCTTGCCCTTGCGGACAATCGTCGCCTGCCGTGAGTCGCCGTCTTCTACCCACACGAGTGCCATTACGCTGCTACTCCTGCTGCGCCCTGTTGCACAAGCTGACCAACACCCTTAGCAGTGTCTTCCGCAGCCTTCGCAGTACGCTCAGCGAGCGACGAGCCGAAGCCCATGCCGCCGAGGTTGACCGACGAGAACGTGCCGGCGACTTCGCTCTTGCTCATCGCAGCGTCAGCACCAGCGGCACCAGCGCCAGCCGTTGCAGCCTTCTCGGAAGATGACGATGCCGCACTTGCGACGTTGACGCGAGAAAAGGCAGCGTAGTAGGCGTCGAGCAGTTTTGACTCCATCTCGCCGCTGACGTTGCCACGCTCGATCAGTGCGTCCATGCTCG